TAAAAACTAATCTGTCCGAATTAACCATTACTTGACTTCCTTGATAAGACCCAACTGATTCTGGTGTGTTATTGCTTATTGTTGGGTTACTTGTTATAGAAGAGGATAATGGTATTGATTGGTTTGAAGTTAAATAAATTGAAGATAAATCTTTATTTATATCTTCAATAATAGGTAAATATCCTTCTTCACTAGCATCATTAGGTTGCCCGTTTCTTATTATTGTAATAGGATTACCATCATCCCCAGTATTAGACCAATTATTATCATATAGGATACTATCAGTTTTTGCTGTGCTCCCAAATCTTATACTATTACCCCACCTACCTTCAGTAATTATATCCCCAGCAAATGATAATAAGGGGTGAATATTTGATCTTTCAATAAAAGTACCTCCTATTAAAGGAGAATTATAATCATAATTTATTTCTTCATTAGAAGATTTTCTTGTTTGACCTTCTTCTATAGCTTGATAACTTTTTTTTTCGGATGGTTGGGTAGTTGAAGCTAATTCTACGTTTGGATATGCATTTAGGTGAGGGTTATTCCAAATTGATATAGGATTTAAATAAAAATAACTAGTACTATTACTTTCATTAAAGAAGATTTGTTTATTAGGGAGTTTAAATAATAAAATAAATTCATTTACTAATGGGTAATTCTTTGAATTAGAAAGTAAAGGTTTTGCAGTTAAAGAATTATTAAGATTGTTGTTACTAACTTCAACATCTAAATAAAAAATAGTACCTATAGAAGACCACCCCCCTAATTCTTCAAATTTAGGGTGGTTCTCATTTAAAATAATATCTACAACTCTAGCATAAATAAACTTTTGGTTAATTTCCTCTATTTGTGAAGATGTTTGTGATCCCTTAGAATCTTGGAAATTTACTTGTCTATTAACACTAGAAAAACCGTATTTATTGTTCATCTTTTTTATCTTCGAAATTAGTATTGAGTTTATCTAACTCTTCCATTAATTGGTTTTTTTCTTCTTCCGTTATACCCATTGATTCTTCACCACTACTATTATTAAGCGCACGCTGTACTATAGTAGCCATTTTAATCAATTGTTCATCGTTACGGACGCCAATTTCCATATATTCTTTAATAAGTGGAACAATTAAAGTAGCATCACCTATGTCATTTATAAGTGGTTTTAACTCTGATATTAAACCCGTTATTTGGGTTTCTTTTTTCTTTTGATTGTCGTAAATTTCACTTAATATATCTGAGAATTTCTTTTTCTTAAATACAATATTGTCTAATGATCCCATAATGTTATTTTGTTATAAATATGGATATAGAAAAAAATTAGAATCTAGCGTAGCCGTTTTCTAAATAAAATATATATTGCTGTTTAAATATATTATGTAGTTTATCTGCTATTTTTGTAATTTTTGGAGTTTTTACATCAACTATTTCTCTAATATATATATAAAGTGCTTTTTTATTAAATACTTCTAATGTTTCTCTTTTACGAAATAATTCTAAGATAGCATCTGCTATTTGAGCATCATTTTTTTTAGGAAATAATTCAAATATATTTTCTGATACATGATTTACAAATATATCAACATATTTATCTAAATCACTTTTAATTTTTTCATCTCCTTGAGAGTATGTATGTGTTGAATTTTCACTAGTTAATACTTCTACTCCTACTTTTTTAATTTTCTTTTTATAATTTTTAGTATTATATAATATTAACCATCTCTTAACAATGGTACCAAAATAAGAATATGCTTTAGCCCCTCTTGTTGGGTCAAATAAGTGAATCTTAGATAATAAAAAAGTAATTATTTCATGTTGTAAATGTTCTAAATTTTCTACTTCAGTATGGTAAAATTTAAATGTATGGATAATATTCTGTGTGAGCTTAAAAAACGCGAAATGTACTTCACGTTCATATATTTTAGATCTAATTTCAGAATCCTTAGTATTATTATATAACACAATAGCATTTTCTGTATCCTGAGTAAAATAATTTTTACTTTTTTTCCTTCTTTTTCTTACCATTAATTAGGAATTAGTTTTAAATTGAGATAAACCTTTTTGTAAAACCTTTATTTCATTAAAAAACCAACCTATTTCATCATCGCTTTTAAATGTACCTTTTTTATCGATTTGTTCTAGTCTCTTTTCTGAGAAAGTAACTTGTTCGTCTACTTTATTAATAAATACTTGTTGGGAAGTAATAATATCTTCAGCTTGTTCATTTTTACGTAAAAGATTAAAAGTTGAATATCCTAAGATAACAACTATTAAAACTAATAATATTATTAAAATTATTTCCATTATAAACTATCTAACATATTTTTTAAACCCGGACTTGAAACTGTACTTAATGCTTTTGCTTTGGATGATTTTATGTTATTATTTAATGTATAATTTTTCTTTGGCGCTGCCACGCTATCCTTAGAAAACTTTGGTAACCATTCTTGTTCAAATTCAATACGTGCTGCCATCATATCAGCTTGATGTAAGATAAATGGTAAAGATGTGCGAGGTTTTTGTTCTGGCATAAATGCCTTTAAATATTTTTCATTTGCCGAATCATATAAACCATCATGAGTTTGAATAGCTATCATTTCATTAAAAGTATAAGTAATATCATGTTGTTGTAATAAAAATAAACCACGATCTGGAACTGCTGCAAAAGCTAGTTTCTTATTAAACATATATTCTTCACCCAATTTATCTCTTCTCCAATTATCAGTTTGAGGTATATAAGCTTCATGTTCTTTATCACCCATTTTACCTAAATCATGGTTAATAGCGGAAAAAACTAATTCTTCAATAGTAAATGTAGATGTATCCATTCCAAACTGTTCCCAAACACCATACATTTTTAAAGATGCATCAACAACTCTATTTACATGGTCAACATATCCACCTGGAAATGCTGAATGGTATTCTTTTTTATGTGATGCGGGCATTAATATTATTCGTTCTTCATAACGTTTATAAAAATTGATTAAACATTCACCCCTATTGCCTGGAATATGTTCTTTAATATTATTTAAAAATGTTTCCCAATTTGCTTGAATTTGTTCCGCTGATAATTTCATAACTTTTATTTTAGATTTGCTCTTAATGCTTTTGCTTCTTCTTCTGTATTTAAGAATTTAGCCCATTTTCCATCTGGGCAAGATGATATTAATGATCTAGTTTTTGTTTGCATAGCACACCCACATAAGGTACAACAAGGTTGTGTACCAGGCACGGTACAACTTTTTCCTATTGTATCTAAATGTTGGCAAGTTCTGCAAATCGACCATCTAATAGCTGCTATTTCTTCAACATCTTCTTTTTTAAAGATTCGATTTTTAATACCTTCATAAATTGCAGGCATATTACCAAATGCTGATATTAGTTGGTTTATTCTTCTCAATTTATCTTACTGAAGTATTTTGTTCTTTTGGGGATTGAGGTTCTCTTTCAACCATTGTTTTTAAATCTTCAATGATATTTTGCCCCTTTTCAATACTCTCTTTATAAACCGAAAGGGGTTCATTTGTATTTACAATACGCTGGAGGTTAATTAGAGTATGGTCTAATGCTTCTAATTTTCTATTAATTAAATCTCTATTTCTCATAACTTTATTATATATTTAATATGGGTAACGTTTACCCCTTTATTCCTTTATTTCCATTCCCTTTTTATTCCTTATTTCCTAAACCTGTAATTACAATGTACGAGGGAGTTTTTGTGTATCCTAATTATTTTTTAAATTTCTTTAACTACTTCTTTTATTTTATGAAGGTGTGCACATTTTTCATATTCTTCATACTGTTCAAAAAATTGGATTGCACTACCTAACGCTTTAGAAAATACTTTATTATCAAAATTTATAATAGCATTTACATCATTATGATTATCTAAATTTATATTTTGAATATAGGACCATGCTCTATTATATACAGTAAATTCAGATGCTTCTTTTGTAGATTCTACATTATAATTAGGTTGTTCTTTTTTTAAAAATTTTTCTAGTTTAAGATGGAATACATGGTGGTTTTGGATTAATTTGACAAACATTCCTATTTTAGCAAAAGGACCGTTCATAAAATCCTTTATTTCTGATTTAGTTTTATCATCATTGATTTCCTTACCATCAACAAACAACTGGAATATTTTATCTTTATCTATCATGGTTATGTTTTAGTATAAATATGTACTATTTATCTATATTTGCTAATTCAGATTCAATGTCTTTTTGAATTTGTTTTAATATT